CCCAACATTGATAAGTTATAAAAGCCCCTGCCAGCATACAACTGGTCAGGGGTTCCCCAAAAGGCTAGGCAATCGAGAGATTATACCCAACCTACATGGCTACCGAATAGCAGCCTTGTTCATAGTCCACACCCACCCTCACACTCCATGTCGAATAGGTCTGGTTGGTCTTCATCTAAGTGACAGTCTTTCAGAGGTACGCATGTTCGATGCAGATAGAGTTCACTCTCAATCTTGCCACGACGATCATGTCGCATAGCTTCATCCACTTCCACTGCCCGATCCCATCCCTTCGGATCGTTCTTCTTGAGACTTAGCCATTCCCGATTAGACTTATACGGACAGAATACACAGGCACTTCGTGGCACGTAATGAGGCACACGTTTTTCAAGATACTGAATACAGTTATGTCTCGTCATGTAGTCGTCTATCAATGGGAATCCCACCTTTGACCAACCACGTTGTTCAAACCTACCCCTTGCCCTAGCTGCCCTTCCTGGTTCGTCATATGAGAACCCCATGTACTGCCACAACTCTACATCTTTAGGCACACGCTTACGTGGTGCTAGACCTAGTATGTCCCTGCGTATGGTACGTTCCACTACTTTGATTTTGTATTCATCTGTACACTGACGTATCAACATACCACCTTGTTGAGTCTCAGAATTAAAGGTGAAAGCAGGAATAGAAGCACAACGGTTACCACCTTCTTTCTTGGAGGCAATAGTACCATCCCCCAAGCCACCCTTTGGATCAGAGCGTACAAGTATCTCAGCACCACCGTCTAGACCCTGCATCCACTTGAGGTGCTCATACACAGCATCAGGCTCGTCACCTGTATCCGCAAAGATAGCGTAGTCAAAGGTCATCTCAAGATCACCATCCATGCTCATCAGGTACAGTGCCGTACTCTGGACACCAGCACCTAGATTAAGGATATGTATCTTACGCTTTTCCATGTGCCTCATCCCTTTGCTTGACCTCACCACGTAGGATACGTGTATCCTCTGGTGCTTCAATACAGATGATAACCTTACCACCCTTCACTGTTATAATCTCTAGTTCAATGTCGGTTCCAATGTGTATCTTGTCCCCAACTCTTCTCGTCAGTGATAACCCCATTACTACTTCTCCTTAAAAAGACCCCCGAACACGTCCTGTTTTTCCTCTGTCTTACGACAAGCCTCAGTGAACAGCCTCATAGTACCTGACATGTCATCAGCAGGCATGTCATACACCAATGGACGTAAGTCCCAGATGTATTGATTATTCTGTATAGACTCCTTCTCGGCAATGCCATAGAAGGTCACTGTCCTGCTATCAAAAGAAGCAGATAGGTAGAAGTCTACGTCCTCGTTCTCTAGCCGCCAGTTAGTGATCCGAACACCCTCATGGGCAGGGTCGATACCACCACTACCAAACCGAGAAGATATAACGAACGAACTAAGACCCAGTGTTGTATCCTCAACAACAACATCAGCATCATTAGCATCTGAGTAATTACACTCATGCCATATGTTATTCTGAGTACACCATTTAGAGAATGCCCAACCGCATACGCAGTCAAGCAATAGGTCAGTGAACATTCGGTTACGACCGGCAAAGCTACTACCAGATTCGCAGTGCTTCTGAGCATATTCCTTAGCTTCTAATCGTACCTGCTCTGGTACGAATACGTAAACCCAATCAGGGTTACGATCTGTAAATGAAAACATCATGTTTCCTCCTCGTTTAACTTTCCTTGTAAACATCAATCCTAATGTACCTTATCGGTACGTGACAATACCAACTCCTATGTTTCATAGATTTTTCTATTAATAGTTGAGTCTCTATTCACACTCATCTCCATCCAGTAACCGCCCATAGGTCGTGGACCCATACCCTTCTCGACTGCCCACCCCTCTGCACCATCACCAAACTCATCCTTATATGTACCACAGCGGATCATATCTATCTTCTGAGTCTTGACCTTCATGCTCTGGTTCAATGTAGACCGGACAATGGGGAATGTACCCTTCTTGTGAATGTGTCCCGCTATGTATACGTCAGCATCACATTGAAGGAAGTACTTCTGGAAGGCTGTAATCTGCTGGGAGAATGCTCCACCGCTACCATAGCCATGATGGGAATAGATAGTGAATGAATTACGACCACCGTGCATTGCACAGTAGACACGCATCCAGTTACCATAGCCACCAGCACTGACATGACAATCAGGCTCAACCATCCTGAGCAGCGTTGTAAAGCGATCAATGAGGTCTATCTCCTGACGCTTCATGATGGCTGTCTCATGGTTACCAGGACACACGAGGATTAGGTTATTGGCATAGGGTCGCCACCACTCAACAGCTTCCTCAACAACGAGGTCGAAGTAGTTAGGGCCATCATGCTGGGGAAGCAGTGAACCTTTAGCTTTCCTAGGGTCATAAGCACCTTGCATACAGCAAAATAGGTCACCGAAAATACAGATTCCAGCGTCGTCTTCTAATGCTTTATCAAGGTCTTTCTTCAGGAGTCCCCTGTCGCAGTGGGGGTTATCGAAATGTACATCGGATAAGAGTAATAGTTTTCTGACATCCTTTTGACTGTTGAATTGGAGATGTATCTCCTGAATGTTACGGCTATTTCGTTTGACTTCAAACATATTCACTCAACTTTCTTTGTAGACTCTATTTCAATTAAACGCTTTAGGTAAAATAGTGCCTTCTCTAAATCTTGTATGCGAAGTTCCTGTGTATCGTGCTTGTGTTTATAGCGTACAACATATTTCATAATGTTGCCCTGATAAAATCCTAACTGTAGTCCATCAACAGCATCTAAGTACTCTAAGCTACCTTGAGTATAGTGTTTGGGATGATTAACCGGATCACTCATCTATAGGGTCCTCTTCAAATAAACTTGATGTTGGCTCCGAAAAGAGGTGTATTTGTGGAGGCTGTACGTGACTTTTTTTTTGAACACGGCTCGTCGCTGTTCTTGTTCTGGTGTCCATTGTGCTTGAATAAGTGCCTTCATACGTTGGATTCTCTTACGCATAGTCTCTTGGGCAAACTGACACGTCTCCATGTGTATCAATGCCCTGTACTCCTCGTCACTGGGGTCATCTTTGTGCAGGTAACCACGCTCTGGGTCTTTGAAGTTCTTCTTCACCCAGTACCGTTTGTCACAGAACCCGCACAAGTCGTCTCGGTTCTTCACTTCTACGATGTCCCTAGAACACCAACTGCAATACTCCATTATTCCTCCGAGAATAACTGCTTCTCCGCTTCAAACTTGACACGAACCACGTGCTTGCGGATAGGACCATTACGCCTCTTAACGAAATGGAAGTCTGTTTTATCCGTCTCTGCTCTTGGGTCAGAACTACGTCCCCACCAGTACAGACCAGCTACGAGGTCAGCGTCTTGTTCTAGTTGACCTGATTCCTTGAGGTCACTTGCCATAAACTCGATCTTCCCACGCTTCTCTATCTCTCGTGATGCTTGACATAGTGCAATCATAGCAATGTCTTCCTCACGGGCAATAGACTTTAATCTCAGGCTAATGTCAGACACTTGCTCATAACGTGTAGCCTTATTGGATCGTAGTAATTGTACATAATCTATGACAACTGCATCAATGTTATATCCGTTCTTAAAGGCTCGCACTTCACGCTCAACATCGTCAATGCTAGATACGTTACGGAAGTGTGGTGGTGTCCAGCCATCGTAGTAAGCCTCAACCATAGCCACGTATTCTTCTCTGTTGTCTATCCAATCCTGTTCATCTGTGACCCCTGTTATCTTCATCAGGCTACGCTTACCTACCTCAGTGGGACTCATTTCAGCATTGAGCATTAGTGCAGGACGACCACATCGTGCAGCATGTTCAATCCATTGAGCACCAATAGCTGACTTACCATGTCCTGGTCGTGCCATAATCAGTGCCATCTCACCTTTGGAGATACCGTCGATGGAGGCATCAATAGATGGGACACCAAAGGGTATGTAGTTACCCTCCTTTATAGAGAGCAGGGATGCTAGAGCACATTCCCTGAAGTCACCAGTTGGTTTTGAGGATACATGCTTAGGTGTCTGCTTTAGTTCATAGGCTCGTGTGATACAGCCCTGACGGAAGTCTTCACGATTAGCTTTATCGTATCCATGTTTCTCTCCCCATAGCACCAATGCTTGGTCTATATCATCTGGGTGCATGTACTCATCGAGCATTGCGACAGTTAAAGAGAGGGCACATGCACTCTTAGAGCGATCCTTTAGCCCCTCAAGGTCACCTTCCCATCGTCGTGATAGCAATCCAGTGGGTCGATTAGACATCTGCTTCTTAATGGCAGGGTGTACATCATCCTTGTCTCGCTTCACCGTCAGAGGCTTTAGCCTGATGCCTAGTCGTGATGTAATCACCTTTAACTCAGCGACATCGGTGACCTTGAAATCAGGGTACATTGGTTCCCAGTTCTCAAGAACATCTACGAAGTGGGAGTTATTGTAGTAGGGTAATCTGACTAGGTTCCCTAGCCCTTTACCTGTTAGCCTATCCTGTCGTGGATATATCTCAGGCATGGGTATGTCTAGGTGATTGGATACAGCCGTAAAGAATGCTCGTGGTATCCATGCCTCCACTGGTGGTTCAAAGAGTAGCCATACGTGAGAGCCTACCCCTGATGCAGATACCTCCACAAAAGGTTCTAGCCCCTGTTGATCTAAGAAGGTGAATAGCTGTTCTGTCTTCTCGACCCAAGCCGGATCGGGGTTATCAGGGTGTGAGTCAAAGTCCACACATGCCATGTGAACATTGCTATCCCTGTTAAGAACGTAGATGCCGATGCAGTTACCGCCACCTAGATGCTGTGTCCTGAAGTCTTCAATACTGAGAGGCTCGTGTAGTGCTCGTGGTGCAAAGCTATGACCACGTGGCTGGACGGCAAATGTCTCAGTGTTTCCTTTGAAGTGTGTTAATATGCTTTCAATGTACTCATCCGTTAGTCCACTGTCGGTTCCCATTTAGGACCTCCAATCCCCCCGTTGGATTCCTCTTTACCCCATGCAGCAGGATCATCATCAAACCTATCCTGGTTTAAGAACGTAGCCATGTGCAAACAATACTTAGCTTCTTCTAATATCCTTGATTCAGGCCATACCTTAGCGTAGGCAAAGATGCCTCTGAGTATAACGCTCTCCGGCATAGGCAATTCAGGACGTGTTGTTTTGATGCGGGTAAGGGCATTGCGATAAGCCTTCGCAGCCATCTTCTTACCAATCTTGCGAGGGTAGCCTGACCATGCTGCCTCAAACTCTGGTGTGTACAGGTCATCGGCATCTGCCTTACTCTTACGCTTCTTAGATTCCTTTTGCTTTATCATCTCAGTAAGCAAATCTCGTATCTCCACGAGCAATGATTCAATGTTGTTCATACCTATCTCCCTATAGATAAAAAAAGCTGACTGCCACTCCCCCCGATGAAAAAGAGATATGACAGCCAGCCCAACGAGGAGGTTGTCTCCCCTTAATCGAAAGTCCTTTCCTGCTTAGGTGGCGTAGCCGTAGCCGTAGTCGTCGGTGCTGGTGTTGGAACACCCTTCACCATCAAATGTGACCACTTAGCCGCTAACTCCTTAGCAGTCATGGCATCTACGCTAGTGGACGAAGAACTATTCCCGCTAGAGATGTCCCAGTCCTCCGTAGTTGCACCACCATGTTGTCCTTCTTTCATGTACAACCCAACCTTGTTCCCTATGATACTAATCGCATCAGGGCTGTCAAGTACAAACTGATCCACTGACCCAACAAACCCAGCCGTTGCCAGCTTCTTGAGTGTAAATTCAGAAGACGCTTTTGACAGGTACAGTCGTACAGTCCTTCGAGTCTCTGGATTAACGGGTCCATCTGTCGCATGAACCAAGTTACCAAACTTAATCTCAAACGTAGGATGATTGTTTGTGGAAATAGTTAGTTCCTGCGAAATGACTTCGCCCTCGTAATTGCCAGTAGGTAACTGGCTTTCAAAATTTGACATATCTATATCTCCTATATGATGTCAACAACCTAGAAACATTACAGATTTAACGTACCTGTAATAACTTTGGCAGCAGCTTCAGGACTGCTACCGAGTAAGTATTGTTCTTCCATTCCGTGACGGTTCTTACAAACCCGTGCCGGATTAGGACTCGTGAACATGATGCGGTCACCCGTACCACGTGCCTTCGCCTTACCGTCTGTCTCCTCAATGTTTTGGACACAGCCTAGCTGTAAGATATTGTCACACCAACGACTCGTCAATGCCCAAACCGATTTATTTGCAGCAGGCTGCCATCGGTCGTAGTCAATGCTATCAGGTGAGTTCATCTTCTTAACCTCAACATGAGCCAAGATGATTACACTGGTTCCTTGACTAGCAATCCCGTCGAGGATCGACAAGAACTCCCGCCAGTTATCCGATACGACATTCCAGCCAGCACCATAGGATTGGAACTTGAGACGGTCACCATCGAACTTAGTACGCTTAACGTGCTCGACAGCTAAAGACTCAAACCCATCAAGGGCATCGAGCACAAGTGTTCCTGGATTCTTCTTAGACTCCAGTAGTTCATCGAGTGCCTGACATGTATCCAACCAATTTTTCATTGGTGGAAATGCCGGTGTCGCTGGAATCTCACCAGCGTCCTGCAATGTGCCTAAGCTATCCTCGCCAGCAGCTACTAAAAATACAGGGTCGGGGAAGTACGCTGCTGTACTCGTTTTCCCTACACCCTCGCCACCTGAGATGACTGTCTTTGTCCCTCTGGTTGCTGCTTCTGTCGTAATCTTCTCTAACCAACTACTCATTGCTACTCTCCTGTGCAATTAAACTTCTAAAATAAAACTCCACTCCTAAATGAAATAACGATCCTATACGAAGCGATTGGGTATCGTAACCCACCTTCTGTATGGATTCTTCGTATCGGTAATAGAACTTCCTACGACATGACTTGAAACATGTAGCCTTTGAAAACGAAATCTTATTGCTACCCTTCTTGTTTCCACCTTGTCGTGGTTCCCAGTCCCCATTGTCTTCAGTGCTAGTGCCATCACATAGGCTCATGTACTCACACTTAGACCCGTATGCTAGGCACTGACTAGTGTTCTTGTAAAAATGGTCAATCCCAGTGTTCTGACATTCTTCAATGTCATCCAAGACCAACTCCATAGCGTACAACTCGTTCACCATGTCAACATTGTTACGATGAATCGGTACGCTACGAGCAAAGTACTTCTCAGGGTTCTGCTCAATGTGCTCATTGATACGGATCAGGTAGCACTCGGCATTTTCCTTCGCCTTGGGGTCTGATTCGTACAGTTCTTGTGTAGTTTTACATACTTCTACGCCTAAGTACGTTCCATCTTCAATGATTTCACGCCTAGTGCCCTTAGCTTCGCTTGTATCGCCTTTGGGTATGCTTTTCGGTCTTAGGGTCGGGACTTTGATATAGTCGATTAGCGTGTGCGTGAGAGGCTCTCCTGATGCTGCCATTAACATGGA